TCAGTTGAACATCTAAAGTCATCTTCATCACTTATCTCCAAACAGTGCAGCCACCAGCGGATCACGCCGTGGCTTTAATCTCTTACCTCTTTCACGCGCCAAGCGGAAAGCCTTATCGTCCAATGACTCACGCGCTCTGAATCGGCGTAGTCGCTCCACAGGTGTCAGCGGTGGCGGTTTGACAGCATCAGTGCCGATTCCATACCTGTACACCGCCACCAGCACATTGCCTGATCTGCGCCACTCCTGAATGTGGACCGTGCCAGCCAGCCGTAGACGGTTGATCATCTGCTGCGCTGACCTCTCGGTGCAATACACCTTGGAGGCCAACTCTGGCGCTGTGCAGGCTGTGCGTTGCAGCAAATCAATTACCTTGGGAAGTCTTGCGGATTTCATGTTCGCGCCTGTCGTGTCTGTCTGCCTCTTCCCTATCGGTGAACATCTTGCCGCAGATGCTGCAACGGTAGATTCTGCCCACCGTCACAATCGTCTGTCTCTCACCTCGCAGGCCGTGTTGCTTGCCAGACATGGTGCGGATTGTTTCAATCATTCTTGTACTCTTTTTTTGCGATTTTCTGCCAGCATTTGCTTGAGCCACTTTGTGCCGCCAAGTAATACCCATTCCTGATACTGCCACTGCGTCAGTCTTGCGCCAATGCGCTTTTGCGTGGTGGTTAATTCCGATTTTGGCCGAGGCATCACTTCACCTCGGTATCATCAAGCAGCACCTTGATGGCGATGCCGATGACCAGTATCAGCACCACGATGCCGATCAAGCCGCCAAGTACGAATGTAATTACTGTTTCCATTTCAGCACCTTTGATTTGTGTTGTGGCTCTTCCACTGCTGGCGCGTTGCCAAATGTGGGTTGCCAGCCGTACTTGCGCCAAATGGCTTGCACATCAGCGCCGCGTGTGGGGGTGAATGCGGCATCAAAGACATGAACAGTTGGCCATGTGATCTTTGTGCCGTGAGGTGGGGTCCAGTTGAGTTTGCGTTTCATTTTTGTGTGGCCAGTAATTCCATTTCGACATCCTTGACACGGTCACGCAAGATGATGACCTCATGCTCAAGCTCTGTGATCTTGCGCTGCATACGCTCTCTGGTCATGTTCTCCGCGTGCGCCCAGCCGATCAGCGTTCCCTGCGTCACGGCTTGTCGTGCAAACTTGGCAAAGTCATCACGGCTGAGGAATCCACCACCAATCTCCATGGGTGGCGTGAACTTGTTGACCTCGCGGTCAATCTCCATTTGCATTGTCTGAGACACGGTTTTCTCCTTTGAGGTTAATTAAAGAATCAAGTGAAAGTGGCGCTTGATGTATTTGATTTGCGTATAAGCCATTCAATTTTGGCTTCAAAAAATGTATATACAAAGATTCAAGTCGATCCATAACATTTGGATCGCAATTGACATAAGCATATCTGTCAAATTTCTTGTCTTTATGGTTATTGATACGACTGAAAATATTGAGTGATTGGCCGACATAAACAACTTCATCACCATCAATTAAAAAATAAACGCCAGATAATTTTTCCCATAAAGTTGATTGATCAACAATTTGTTTAGATGTCAATAGAGATTTTTGACCAAGACTTGCACTGCGTAGATTCATCAATTGCATCCGATCTAAGTCAGCAAGTTTTTTCTCCAAAAATGCAATTTTTTCGCCAAGTCCATTGGCATATGTAATCGCATCTTGTTTGCGTTTTTCCCTCGCAGCGATATTTGCTCTGCGTGTTTGAACGCCTTTGGCTAAACTGGCTTTGATTTGTTCTGCCGTCCTCATTTTGCACTCCAAGCCGCAACAAGTGCGGCAGCGTTGTAAGGTGTGCGTGTGACGGTAGACAGGAATAAGCCTTTGCCGCGCTGTTTACGCCCCCATGCATCCTTGGCATTGGTGTTTCGCAAATCATTGCGCTTGACGGCGGCATAGACCGCGTTGGGCTTGAATCCAGCCTCCACCAGATCGGACATGGTCCGGGGTTCTTGGCAGTAGTCTTGCAATTCAGTCACGATGACCACCATGCGACAAGCAGTGCGGCCAAGCCAGTACCGATGACAAGGCACAGCAAGTAGTCAAAGGCTGCCTCTGCGCGTTTGGAGAGGCGGCGGTGCGCCTCCACCGTGAATGCGTGTTGTGTGTGGTTCATAAAAGCCTTTCAGGTTGTTGACGAATAAATCATATCATTATTTGCAAACCTGTCAAATACCATACGATTTAGTCAAGTATTCCATCCCTTACAATCCCTCTGCCGGTTTCATGCTTTCCGGCAGTTGCCTTTGGGGATCGGTTCGCTGATCCCCTTTTTTTGCCTTAAACTTGACCATCTCCACAAAACATGGTTAACATTCTACGCATGAAAATAGCACAACAAGCAATTATGGACATCAAGCACAAGGTAGAGGCCGCCGGATTCAAGATGTCCGATCTCTCCCGCGTGGCCGAGATCAATCAGGCGCAGATCAGCCGCTGGCAGAACGGCATCACAGAGCCACTCTACAGCACCGTGGTGCGTTTGGATGAGGCCGCCAATGCGTTGGTGTCAGCACGCATGACCATACTCAACAAGGCCATGGAAGAGGCCGTCAAATGAGCAAATACTCTATCGGCATCGATCCTGGTCTGTCTGGCGCTATCGCCATCATCTCGCCCGAAAGCCTGAAGATATTCGATATGCCCACTATGACGGTGGAGCGCAACGGCAAAGCCAAACGACAGGTCAGCGCCAGCGAGTTGGCCGAAATGCTTTACCTGTACTCCGGCAGAGACTGTCATGTCTACTGCGAGCGCGTGGGCGCAATGGCCGGCCAAGGCGTGACAAGCGTCTTCAGCTTTGGCCGCAGCTTTGGCATGATTGAGGGCATTCTGGCCGCGTTCAAAATGCCGGTTACCTTTGTACCGCCAGCGACTTGGGTGAAGGCTGTTGGCCGTGGACAAGGTAAGGACGCAAGCCGCGCTCGCGCTATGGAACTCTTCCCATCAGATCAAGATCAATTTAAACGAGTCAAAGACGATGGCCGCGCTGACGCTGCGCTGATCGCATATTGGGGGTCACGCAATGCAGGATAAAGAACGAGCAATCATGCGCGAGCACATCGTCTGGCTGGCCGAGCAATTGGAACAGCAGCGCAAGTACAACCAAGACAAAGTGGTTTTCTTAAAACGCATCCTCGACCCCGAAGACCTTGGCCATGCTGTGAGCCATGAGGTGCGTCAACTGGCTTATCAACTGGTCTTGAATGACCACCACATAGAGAGAGACACATGGCAACAAAGCAACTAAGGCTCAGACCGTCAGCGTCATCACGCTGGATCGCCTGTCCCGCATCAGTCAAGCTCAGCGAACAAGTACCCGACAGACCGTCAGGCGAGGCCGCGCAAATCGGAACAGCCATTCACGCGCTGGCCGAGACTTGCTGGCAGTTGGACACTGACCCCATGAAGTTTGTCGGTGAAGAGATTGAAGGCATCACCCTCACCGCCGATGATTGTCAGATGGCGTTGGACTATTTGCAGGAACTCTGGTCTATCAAGTCGATGTGCGAATTCATGTATGTCGAAAAAGGTGTCTGCTATCAAAGCCCCGACTTCATTCAGGTCAAAGGCACGGCCGATGCGGTTGGCTACAACATGAAGACAGGCATCGTCTACATCGCTGACCTCAAGACCGGCAAAGGTTATGTGTCAGAGGACAGCACGCAGATGAAGATTTACGCGCTTGCGTTCACGCACGGCATGAGCCGCGATTGGATCAAAGAATTTCATCTCACCATCGTGCAACCCTACACAGGCGAGCCGCGCACCATCAGTCTGCCTGCGGCTGATTTGTGGGAGTGGGAGGCGAAGGTATTGCGTCCCGCGATGATCGCCACCCAACTCGATGACCCGCCGATCTATCCATCAGAGAGCGCCTGCCAATACTGTCCTGCAAAAACTATCTGCCCCAAACAGCAACAGCAATTCGATGTCGTGGCCAAGCAACAGGACATCACCGCGATGAACAAGGAAGATGTCAAAGCGGTGATGAAGACGCTGACAGCAGAGCAGATCAGCGCCATATTGGACAAAGCGCCGATGGTGGAGAAATTCATTGAGGCGGTCAAAGAGCACGCCATGCAAGCCATGGAAGACGGCATGGTGCTGCAAGGCTGGCAGTTGACACCGAAACGCGCAACGCGCAAATGGATTGACGGTGACAAGGCCGCCGACAAGTTGGCAGAGTTGGGACTTACCCGAACTCAGATTTTTGACACAACACTAATTACTCCAGCGGTAGCGGAAAAACTACTACCAAAGGAAAACCGAGTTATCTTGGACGAACTAACGGTCAAGGTATCAAGTGGACTGACGCTTGCGAGAGATCGCGGACTCAGTCAATAATGCAACCCCTGAAACTTTGAAAGCGAAACGCAAAATGCTTAATCTCTCTTCTGCTGGCGGCTCTGGTAACTACATCCGCTTTTCTCCACAAGCCAATGCATGGACAAACAACAATGGCGAGGAAATCCAACTCAAGAAAGTTGTGTTTGACATCAATGATGTGCAAACAGGATGGCTCGCACTCGGTGTTGGACTGCGCGATTGGCAACCCGATGCCTCTCTTGGACGCAAAGGCGCACAGCCAACACCGGACCACAAGCGCGGATTTATCATCAAGTTTTACAACAAGGAAATCGGCTTGGTGGAATGGTCATCCAATGGCGTAGGTCCTAACATGGGGCTTCAAGCTCTATATGAGGCGTGCGCGGCACAGCAAGCCGCCAATGCTGGCAAGTTGCCAGTGCTGGAGTACACCGGCTCTAAGCTGGAAAAGATCGGCAAAGGCACTACGCGCATTCCAGCGTTCAACATCATCAGTTGGATTGATCGTCCGGCTGGCATGGACGCTGACGCTGCCGAGGTGGCGGCACCAGCGCCGGTGGCGCAGGCAAGGCCGCCGTTCATACCGCCAGCACCAGCGCCTGCGAAGTCAGCGATGGCCGCAGCAGTGGCTGACGATGAAATGTTTTAACTGATCGGCTTTAAGCACCGCTGGGTAGCACCAGCGGTTTTTTTTCCTCTAAAAAATGGCAGCACATAAAAATGAACATCATAGAGTTTGGCGACTGTAGAGAGACGATGAAAAAGTGGAAAGAGCAGGGCATCAAGGCGCAGACTTGCGTGACCAGCCCACCGTATTACGGATTGCGTGACTATGGTCACGATGGACAGATTGGATTGGAAGAGACACCAGAGGAATACATCAAGGCCATGGTGGAAGTGTTTCGCTGTGTGTGGGATGTGCTGGAAGATGACGGCACGCTGTGGCTGAACATTGGCGACAGCTACTACAACTACCGACCCGGCAAAGGTCAGGCGCTGGTGCAGCAATCAGTGTCAAACAATAGCCAAGACTTGCCGCAAGTATGTGCAAGGCGTGGCAACAAACTCGATGGCCTCAAGGAAAAAGACTTGATCGGAATACCTTGGATGCTGGCCTTTGCACTGCGTGCCGATGGCTGGTATTTGCGTCAGGACATCATCTGGCACAAGCCTAACCCGATGCCTGAGTCGGTGCAAGACAGATGCACCAAGGCGCATGAATACATCTTCTTGATGAGCAAATCGCCTAAGTATTATTACGATGCTGATGCCATAAAGGAAGATGCCATAACTGCTGGCAATATCAGCGCATCCTTTCAAGGCAGACAAGGCACTGCTGAATATCATGCCCAAAGTGGTGGAGTTGGAAGCGATGCAAAAGAATACATACACAAAAATAAAAGATCAGTATGGACAATTCCTGTCAAACCGTATGCTGGCGCACATTTCGCCGTATTCCCGCAAGACTTGATCGAGCCTTGCATCATGGCTGGCGCTGCGCCTGGCCAAGTAGTGCTTGATCCTTTCATGGGCAGTGGCACAACCGCGCAAGTCGCGCAACACTTGAACCGTCAGTATCTTGGATGTGAACTCAATCCCGAATACAAACCATTGCAAGACAAGAGACTGCGCCAGATGTCATTGGTGCTGGAGTAAACAATGCAAGCAGAACAAATAGCCAAGACGCTCGGCAACGCGAGACGAGCAAACGGTCAATGGGTGGCGAGTTGCCCAGTACCGTCACACGGCAAGGGCAACGGCGACAAGAATCCATCTCTCAGCATCGACATCAATGACGAGGGCAAGCCTTTGTTTCACTGCCATGGTGGGTGCAGCCAAGAGGATGTATTCCACACCATCAGAGCATTGAACTTGCTGCCGGAACTCACAGGGATACGGCCAGACCCACTCGCCAACATTAAGCCAATCCCGAAGGTGGAATTCCAGCAAGAGTGGATATACACCGATGAAGACAGACAGCCGGTATTCGTTAAGCAAAGACTCAAGGTTGGCGAGTCAGGCAAGACTTACCGGCTGTACAAGATTGACGAGGCAGGCAGAAAGCAGAGCTCACTCAGCGATGCACGCATCGTCCCTTACAACTTGCCGGCATTGCTGGACGCGAAGACCGCGGGCAGAAACATCTTTCTGGTGGAAGGCGAGAAGGCAGCCGATGCCATCAAGTCAATTGGCATGATTGCCACCACCGCGCACACAGGGGCAGGCAGTTGGCCAGCCGCCATCACTGAATACTTTGCTGGCGCTCAAGTCATCATCTTGCCGGACAACGATGTGGCCGGTTGGGGATATGCGTATAAGGCGGCAGAAGCGATCCTGCCCATCGCCAAGTCGGTCAAGGTAGTTGACCTCGGACTGCAAGGTCAGGGTGACGATGCCTACGAATTCATTGAGGAGGGCGGCAGCAGGGACAAGCTGGTGGCGCTGGTCAAGGCGGCATCAGTGATCACCAGCGTGGATCAGTTAACGATGCCCGAAAGATTGAATCCAATTACCAACTCAAGTACAAAAAACAATGAAATATTTACAGACCAACTGGATCATGTAAATAAAACAGCAGAAATTGCACATGAGTTTGCGTCAGAGCCACCACCACCAAAGCCCGCCAAGCAAATAGCCATCGAGCACTGGGACTCAATCCAAGACGAGCCTGTGAAGTGGCTGATTGAGGGAGTGATACCTGTGGGTGCGTTTACGGCGCTCTATGGACCACCTGGAAGTTTCAAGTCATTCATTGCCCTAGACATTGCCGAGGCGATAGCGACAGGCAGGACATGGATGGGCAACGAAGTCACAGAAAAGGGCGCGGTCTTGTACATCTGTGGCGAGGGCTTTGGCGGTGTGGGCGCGAGGATTAAGGCGTGCAAGCAGCACCACCAGACAAAGGACGGTGCGCCAATCTATGTGATCAGGCATCAATTGAACCTCAGATCAAGTGTGGAGGACTTCAACGCGCTCATGGTGGCCATCGAGACGCTGGTCATGGAGACAGGCATCAACTTCAAGATGATCATCATTGACACGCTGGCCAGAGCGTTTGGTGGTGGCAATGAGAACGACAGTGCAGACATGGGCGCATTCATCACGGCCTGCGGACGCATCCAGCAGATCGTGCAGGACTGCGCCTTGATGATCCTGCACCACAGTGGAAAGGACGCGACAAAAGGGCTGCGCGGACATTCCAGCTTACTTGGTGCGGTGGACACTGAACTCGAACTCCTCAGATTTGAGGAACAGATGAAAGGTGTCATCACCATCAGTAAGCAAAAGGATGGCGAGGACAACAAGCGCATCGGCTTTGAGATGGTCAGCATCGAACTGGAGTCGCCAAGCTCACTGCAAATTGGCGATCCAGTGACGAGTTTGGCGGTGCAGGCCAGCGAACTCGGATCGTTCGATGGCATGAAAAAGGACAGCAAAAGCAATGCCGGACACGGCAAGAATCAGGTCTTGTCACTCCAATGTCTGGAATCAGCGATTAAGAAGAATGGATTCCTAAAGTTAATCGAAGGTACTCAGCGCATGGTTGTCGATTTGACGCATTGGAAGGCCGAATTGTGGTCAAAAATGGGGTGCACTGATGAGGACAAAGACAGCTTTAAGGTGGCTTGGGGACGCATCAGGAAGGACTTAACGAAGTATGGACACGGCCAAATCAGCGATGGATTTGTCTGGTTGACCGTCAAAAGCAATTCTGGCGAATCATTCTGATACTGTATGAATAGACAGGTAACAGGTAACAAACAAGGTACAAATGTTACTTGTTTGTTCCGCACAGGGTAACAGGAACAAACCGAGAGTCTAAAGACTCGGTGGTTTGTTACCCCCTGTGTGTTCCCAATTGACAACAAAACGAGGAAACGAGATGGCAACGAAAAAAAACGCAAGACAGCATCCAGTGGCGGTGAGTCCAAGTCCACAAGCAGATTCGTGGACGATTTATGTGCAGTCAAGATTGGTGGAGTTGGAGTCAGCCAAGGCGGTCAGCGACAGGAAATGGGGAGAAAATCGACTGATTACTTTAGTTGACAGTGGACTCAGAGAGAAATTTTGGATTCAGAACGGCAGATTGCACCAAGCAATTGACGCAAAGGATCGGGCAAAGTTTGATTCCAGTTTGGCGGGAATGATCAGGGCGTACTCGGTGTTGGATCAGTGGGCTGATGATCAAGGCATCAGTCCAGCCAGCGATCAGATACCCAGAATCGAATGGCAGTTGCAGTCAGGTCAGGTCATGGTGATTGTGAGAACGGTCAACGAAACACTGGCCATCCAACGCGAAAGGCAGGAACTGGACAACAAATTCATCTGGTCAATGGAGGAACTCGAAGTCATCTTCAACGATCCACTGGTGCAGCAGATCATTGCTGTCAAAGCGTTTGATCCAACCGCACAGGTCAAAACATTCAAATTGGGTGGAGAATCAGGGTTCGATGACATGGAAGACGATCTCCATGTCTTGGAAGGCGAGGCAGCCGAAAAGAAATTCGATACGAAACTTGCAGGGAGATTGAAAAATGGAACAAATTAAGCGATTAGCGGCTTTGATCAAGGAAAAGGTACTGGATGTTGTCCAGCGCATTAAAACGGCTTTAAAGCGGGTTTAAAGCGATGCCAGGCAACCCGAAGCGCCGTTCCGATGTCGCAATGCTCAACAAGCTGCCAGAGGACATGATCTTCTCGATGTTTGAGGCAGGCAAAAGCATTGCAGATATCTGCATCGATCTGGGCATCAGTAAGCGTGCGCTAGACGAGTGGATAGAGGAAAACGACTACGGTGCTATGATTACACGCGCGCGCACGCGTGCCGCCGATTTGATGGCCTGTGAGACGATCAAGATCGCCGACAGCATGGACATCGACCACGCGCAGCGCGATGTCCAGCGCATCCGAACTCGGCAATGGCTGGCCGAAAGGTGGGATCAGAAAACTTACGGCTTACAAAAAGCGGCATCGGTCAACATAAACATCCAAGACCTGCGCATGGCGGCTTTGCGCCATGTCGAAGTTGTTGATGACTTATCCACAGAAAATCGCAATGGTTGAGCACACTGGCCTGTGGATAACGCAAATCTGCTTGCTGATTGAGCAAATCAGAGCCAGTTATCCACATTTGACTTAACATAATGGACATCGTGTTAAATCGATTTTGTAAGTTTCGTGCAAGAAAGTATATGAATCAATGACTTATCAGCGCATCAGACTGTGGATAACTTTTTCGCTGTCAAGTGGCCGCGCCGACTGCCTGCTGGCCGCTGGCCGCGCGACCCCCCCATCGCGCGATTTTGGCGGGGGTGAGCTGATGTCGCACCTAAACACCTACCGATCCCCATGACCCACCCCCCTACCCCCACCCCTGCGAAAAAGCGCGTCCCGAAAAAAAATTCTGAGGAATTGGTGGCGAATAACCCGTTTGTCGAATTCGTCAAACTCTACAAGAATAATCCTGTCCTGTTTGTGCGTGAGGTACTGAACACTGAGCCTGACCCTTGGCAGGTGGAATTCTTGAACCACATCGCGGCAGGCAATAGGCGCATATCGGTTCGCAGTGGCCATGGCGTGGGAAAGTCCACCGCAGCAAGCTGGGCGATGATCTGGTATCTGTTCCTCAGATTTCCGGTCAAGGTGGTGGTGACAGCGCCCACCAGCAGCCAACTCTACGATGCCTTGTTTGCCGAGGTCAAGCGGTGGGTGAAGGTGCTGCCACCCATGCTGGCTGACCAATTGGAGGTGAAGCAGGACCGCATTGAGGTGAAAGACGCCAACGAGGAGGCGTTCATCTCTGCCAGGACTTCACGCGCCGAGCAACCCGAAGCCTTGCAGGGGGTTCACTCTGACAATGTGATGCTGGTGGCTGATGAAGCAAGTGGCGTGCCTGAGAAGGTGTTCGAGGCGGCATCTGGCTCAATGTCTGGCCACAACGCGGTGACCTTGCTGATGGGCAATCCGGTGCGCTCAAGCGGCTTTTTCTACGACACCCACAACCGTCTTGGCGGTGACTGGGTGACGATGAAGGTGTCCTGCGCCGACTCGCCGCGCGTGAGTGAGGCGTACATTGAGGAGATGAAGGCGCGGTACGGCGAGGAGTCCAATGCCTATCGGATTCGCGTCTTGGGTGAATTTCCGAAGTCGGACGAGGACACGGTGATACCGATGGAGTTGCTGGACTTGGCGATGAATCGGGATGTGGAGGCGAGTCCCTATGCGCCACTGGTGTGGGGCTTGGATGTGGCACGCTTTGGCTCTGACCGCTCGGCACTGTGCAAAAGGCGTGGCAACGCGGTGACTGAGCCAATCAAGACTTGGAAAAACTTGGACTTGATGCAGTTGACTGGTGCGGTGGTGGCAGAGTACGAGGCATTGATGCCAAGCGACCGGCCAACCGAGATACTGGTGGACTCTATTGGCTTGGGTGCTGGCGTGGTTGACCGGCTCAGAGAGTTGAAGTTACCGGCCAGAGGCATCAATGTCGCGGAGTCACCGGCCATGGGCGGGACTTATCGGAATCTGAAGGCCGAACTTTGGTACAAGGCCAAGGCGTGGCTTGAGCAAAGGGATTGTCGGTTGCCTAAAGATGAGTTGCTGATTGCGGAGTTGGCCACTGTGCGTTATATGTTTACCTCCAACGGCAAGATTCAGATCGAGAGCAAAGAAGACATCAAAAAGCGTGGTCTGGCCTCACCTGACAAGGCTGATGCGTTCTGTTTGACCTTTGCATCAGATGCGGTGATCGGCATGATGGGATCGAAGGCGGGATCGAGTTGGGGGCAACCATTGAAAAGAAACCTCTCAAGGGTTGCATAATTGAATAATTCTTTAAGGGGTACAAAATGAAGATGACAAAGGCACAAAAGAAAGTTGGCAAGGTGATGGGCGAGTACAAAGAGGGAACTCTGCACTCTGGCAAAGGCGGCAAAGTAGTCAAGAATCCCAAGCAGGCCATTGCCATTGCGCTGTCCGAAGCCAAGATGCCCATGCGCGGTGCTCGCACTGCCAAGAACGCGAAGACCAAGGGGATGCGCTAATGGCTACCTTAAAGCGCACCATGGATCAGGCCATGGATCAGGACGAGGGTTACGAGGATGAGGGCAAGAGTTGCCCCATGGCAACGCAAGACATCACGCTGAACTTGAAGAATCGCGGCAAGGCGATTGAGTCTGCTGACTACGGTCCTGAGAATCCCAAACTGCCAAATAAGCCGTATTGGATGAAGATGGCGCGTGAGTGGGGCGTGTCTGAGGACGAGGCCAAGACGAGCCGTTGCGGAAACTGCGCCGCGTTCAACCAAGATGATTCCATGCTGGAGTGCATCGCCAAGGGCATTGGTGACGAGGGCGATCCTTGGGCGATGATCGAGGCCGGTGACTTGGGTTACTGCGAGATATTCGACTTCAAGTGCGCGTCTAGCCGTACCTGTTCGGCTTGGGTGGTGGAGGAAGATGGCGAGGATGAGGGCGAGAGCGAAGAGCCTGAGTCATTGTTGACAATCAAGATTGGGGTCAAAGATGAAGACTAAGCCTGTTGGTTCTGATCCTTGGATTCATAGATCAGAAGGTATGCGATGTAAGACTTGTATCTGGTTTGTTCCCAAACAAATCGTCAAGCAAGGGACTGTCGGCGAACTCGACCCTGTTTATCACTTAGGACGATGCCGCCGTCATGCCCCAACAATGGGTGGTTATCCAGTTGTATTTGTAAATGATTGGTGCGGTGATCATCGTATTGATGAAAACAAATTTGGGGGCAGCAATGAAGACTAAGCCTGGCTTGTACGCCAACATCAACGCCAAGAGAGCCAGAATCGCGGCTGGCTCAGGCGAGAAGATGAACAAGGTTGGCTCTAAGGCAGCGCCGTCTGCCGCTGACTTCAAGCTGGCGGCCAAGACCGCCAAGAAAAAGCCAAAGAAGTGATCTCCCCTATATGCATCAGCACAGTACATGGCAAAGGTTTGCGGGTGATGCTCACAAGCATCGCCGAGTATTGTCCCGAAGTGCCTGTCTATTTGCGCGGTCCAGAGTCCATTATTGGCGGCTTTGACGCTGACTTCAAGCTATTTGGCGCGCCGCACAATTTCGGCTTTGATTACAACGAGATCATCAACAAAGCCTTTGCCGATGGCTTTGAGTCAGTGATCTGCGCCAACGATGACATTGTGCTGACCCCCAGCAGTTACCGGCTACTGATGGAGGATGTCAAGCAGTTGAAAGAGGAAACCGGACAGCCTGTGGGTTGGGTTTCTGCGCGTTGTGACGCGGCGCGGCCTGTGCAAAATGTGCGCTCTAACCCCTTTGGCCAAGAGTTGCACTATTTCAAGTACCCGTATGAGGACGCAATTGTGCCGCTGGAATGCCCATCCCCTATCTTTGCATGGATTGGTGCCGATGCGTGGGAGGCTGCCGTATTCCCACCGCTGAACTGGTATTCCGATGATGTGCATTGCGAGGATTTGCGTGCGGCTGGCTTTCACCACTACCTAAGCCGGTCTTATGTGCATCATGTGGGCAGCCAGACGATTGGCATGGACGGCGAGAGATTGATTCAACAGGCCATGCCATGGCTTAGAAAATACAGGCCAGAGTATGCAAAAAAGTGGTTTGACACTTAATCTCGGCTCGGGCAAGGATTACAAGCCCGATTGCGTGAATGCTGACATTCGCGCAGATGTTGGCGCTGATTGGGTTGTTGACATTGGTGCGCCAATGCAGATCGACCGTCAGTTTTCCAAGATCATTGCCTTTGATGTGCTTGAGCACATACCTGATTTGCAGCAGGCAATGACCAACTGCCGCGATTTGCTGGAGATGGGTGGCGAAATGCACATTCATGTCCCTTATGACCTAAGCCTTGGCGCGTGGCAAGACCCGACTCATGTGAGAGCGTTCAACGAAAAATCTTGGGTTTACTACTGCGAGTGGGCGTGGTACTTGGGCTGGAAGGGCAGTCGGTTTGAGATGGAACATTTGCAAATGAGTCTCAGCAATTACGGTGCAAGCCTAGAATTACCGCAAGAAGAAATACTGCGACTGCCGCGAGCAGTTGACTCCATGTATGTGATTTTGAAGAAAGTGCCTTATGAAGACACCAGCGTGGCAGCGTAAAGAGGGAAAAAACCCAAGTGGCGGCTTGAATGCCAAGGGACGCGCCAGCGCGAAGGCCGAGGGCATGAACTTGAAAGCGCCTGTCAAGAGTGGCGACAACCCGCGCAGGGCATCATTCCTTGCGAGAATGGGGAATATGCCAGGTCCAGAGATGAAAGACGGCGAGCCAACGCGCTTGCTGCTGAGTTTGAAGGCATGGGGCGCATCAAGCAAGGCTGATGCAAGGGCGAAGGCCAAAGCAATATCTGCAAGGAACAAGAAATGATCAACGATTTGCAAATGACCACCGACATGGCGGCCACCAATCCGATGGATGACACCGAGTTACAGGGCATTGTTGCCGGTGAACTGGAAGATGCGGTTTCATACATTGATGCCGACATCTCACCCATCCGCGCCAAGGGAACAGAGTATTACCGTGGCGACCCCTTTGGCAATGAGGAAGATGGGCGCTCTCAGGTGGTGGCCATGGAGGTGCGAGACACGGTGTCAGCCATGATGCCAAGCCTGATGCGTGTGTTTTTCAGCACTGAGAATGTCGTTGAGTATGTGCCGCGCGGACCTGAAGATGTGGCCAGCACCCAGCAGGCGACTGATTACGCCAATTACATCTTCACCAACGACAACAATGGTTTCATGATCACCTATGCGCTGTTCAAAGACTCGCTGGTGCGTAAGTGTGGCATTGCCAAATACTGGTGGGATGAGGTTGAAGAGGTGCAGATTCAGGATTATTCTGGACTCGATGACCAGACCGTGCAATTGCTGATGCAAGAGGGTGCAGAGGTCAAGATTGTGGTCAGCTATCCTGATCCATCGATGCCCATGGACATGATGCAGATGGACCCGATGACCGGCAGTTTGCCATCGCCACCCATGTTGCACGATGTACAAATCAAGCGCACCACCAAGGATGGCCGTATCCGCATCATGGCCGTGCCACCTGAAGAGTTGGTGATGGATCGCAGATCGCGGTCATTTGAGGACGCTGGCATCATTGCCCACCGCCAAATGGCAACCGTGGACGATTTGCTGGCCATGGGCTATGAATTGGATGAGATCGAAGAGAACATCTCCAGCACCGACTTGGACAGCAATGACGAGTATTTGGCGCGTCAGCCGTTGAGCACCACCATGGGATCGGGCGACAGTTTGAATCCTGGCCAACGGCGCGTGCTCTACATTGAGGCGTATATGCGCGTGGACTATGACGGCGATGGCATCGCTGAGTTACGCAAGATTTGTTGCATGGGTTCGGGCTACACCGTGGTGCGGAATCTGCCTGCCAGCTACATTCCATTTGTGGACTTCCCTTGCGATCCAGAGCCACACACCTCGCCATTGGAGGCGATGTCGGTATTCGATCTGACACACGACATTCAGGAAATCAAGTCCGAAGTGTTGCGAAATACCTTGGATTCCTTGGCGCAATCCATTCATCCGCGAACCGCCGTGGTGGAAGGACAGGTCAACATTGATGATGTACTTAACAACGAGACAGGCGCAATCATTCGCATGAGAGCGCCAGGCATGGTGCAACCGTTCTCCAGCCCATTTGTTGGCCAACCCGCGTTTGCCATGATGGACTACATGGACCAGATGCGCGAAGACCGCACCGGCATGAGCAAAGCCGCGATGGGTTTGGACGCTGATGCGTTGCAGTCGAGCACCAAGGCGGCGGTGGCCGCCACCATTGGCGCGAGCCAAGGCCGCTTGGAGTTGCAAGCCCGAATCTTGGCTGAGGGCATGAAAAAGCTGTTCAAGGGCATTTTGTATCTGATGACCACCCACCAAGACAAGCCGCGGATGGTGCGTTTACGCAATGAGTGGGTGCAGATTGACCCGCGCGTGTGGAATGCCAACATGGATGTGACCGTCAACATTGGCTTGGGCAACGGTGACTCCAACGAGCGCATTCAGGCTTTAACCATGATTGCCGGCAAACAAGAGCAGATCATGCAGCAGTTTGGCTTGGACAACCCTGTGGTCACGCCATCCATGTACATCCGCACAATCCAGAAGATTGTCGAGATGTCTGGCGTGAAAGACGCATCCAGCTACTTTCAGGCGCTGCCTGCCGACTTCCAAATACCGCAAGCCGAAGCACCAAAACCGACACCAGAGGAAGTGTTGGCGCAAGTGCAGGCTCAGTCAATTCAAGCCGACATCCAGAAGAAGGCCGCCGAGTTGGAATTGAAGCGCGAGCAGATGATTCGCGATGACGATTATCGAAGAGATCAACTGGCGCAAGACTTAATGCTCAAAAAATACGAACTTGAGTTAAAGTACGGCGCACAGATTAGCACTGCCGAGATCGATGCGCGGCAGGCTATGGATCGGGAGGCCATGGCGCAAGAGTCTGCAATCATCCAACAGGCTGTGCAGACAGCGGCGAATGTGCCTCCACCCATCAACCTTAATGGAATGGCTCAATGAACGAAGAACAGGTAAGGAAAGGCCGCAAGTCCGAGCAGTTTATGCAGGACGAGGTATTTGCAGCGGCCATGGAGAAGATGCGCGGAGATTTGCTGTGGGAGTTTGAGAGCAGCAAGCCAGAAGAGGCGGCCAAGCGTGAAATT